ACCTTCTTCTTTTTCTTTGTTCTTTGCGGGTTTCTTACCACCGTCAATTGCATCATCGGTAGCAGCACGGCGCTTGTGTAGATACTCATCCGAGGAATCTACATCACCGTCATTGTCGATATCCTTGTCCTTACGATCTTTGAACTTCTTGTCGTTCTCTTTATCGTTAACAGGATCGAGCTTTTTCTTTTCTTCGAGTTCTTCTTGTTTGGATGTTACGGATGCCCACGCTTCACCCAATCGTTTGATATCTGATGTTTTCATTTTGTCTCCGTTACATCCAGAAGTATTTAACTATTGCACCTATAACGGCGATAGTTATAACGTACACTACTTTATTTATAATGGCAACCGTTCTCGCGTTGTCATCAACTTTCTTTTCTATATCATCCAACTTCGCAGAGAATCGATTCATCCGGTCAAAGTTGTTATGGTTATTTTTCTCTATGGCAACTAACTTTTCTTCAGCCCGCGCAAGACTAATCATCGCTTCAGATAGTTTATCTATCTTTTCTTCGATACGATTTAGTCGTGTTGAATCTGTGTCTCGTTGTGTTGCCATATCTCAGTACTACCCATTTAGATAAAGTCTAACTACTATTTATAAGACTGCGATTCTTTAATCGATACTCACAAATCTTATACTGCCAATGTTCTGGGATTCTCATCCCCAAATACTCACCCACCCGAGCGAGTTCTCTTACTGTCCCCGTCGAGTAGTCAAACAACAACTCATACGGATCGACCATTAGAAAGTCATGGTCTTCTGGGATTGTCTCCATGTACACATTAAAGTAGTGTGCCATAGACTCCCAAGGTCTGTTCCAAAACTGGTCTACATCTAGTATCCCATCGTCAAGCATGGCTTGACCCTGAGCATGATCTGATGGTTTCACCAGTTTCAGTTTCGCTAGACGTTCTGTAAATTCAAGACTCTTCCTGTTTCGAGGCATGAATATGATCGTCTTTGTCTCTTCCCAATCATTCCAGAGATAGTCAGACCAGAACTCTTGGTTTAGGACAAACCCGTAACCATGATCCAATCTAACATTCCAAAGTTTTTCGTTCCACTCAGGTTTCTGAACTTTCCAAGGATCGTTCCTAGTCACCTCTATCTCATGTGACTGGTAATCTTCTCGTTTTAGAAACCAGCGTTCAGTATTCATTTCTTTATGTAAAGGTTTCTCAGCGACCCCATCTAACTCTTGTAACAAACCACCGAAAAACTCACCACCAGCACCACCACGATACAATAGATTTATAATCTTCACTGTCCGTCATATACCCTTAAAACTAGGTCACCTTCACCTTTTATGATCCTATGATATACCATTTCTGGTATACTATAACTGTGTTGTTCCAGTAATTGTGTCGGCTCTTGATTGTCAAACTGTAGTTTCCAGCCGTAACCCTCCAGCACAATGATACGTCTCTTTTCTTTATCCCTGTGCCAAACCAACTCTTCTTCATTAACATCTTTGCTGAAGGTTCTGATGCTTCCATGAATCACCTTCAGTTCATGGTAAGGTTTCACCAAAAGAAACTCCCACCACCCGATAAACCGAGTTGCTTTGCATATCTAGGCAATCTACATGCCCAGTATGCCGCCTTAGTCTTATCGTTCTGTTGGTCACACTTATGACGAGCAGCAAATGACTTACGTGCCTTCGGATCATTCAACTTGACTTTGAGTCCAGTCGTATCACCCCAAGACACCTTCTTGATATTACCTGTAGACGGATCTTTGACGTACACATAGTACTTCTTGGGCCCACCCGCCTTCGGTTTGTTCAGTTCTGGTTGTTTCTTCTCTGCTTCAAAGATGCAGTCCAGTGCAACATTCTCACCATTGAACTCGGCAAACTCTCCAAGGTCAGACTCCATGATGTCTACCTCGTGGGGTTGTACTTGCAGTTCACCATTGTGATACTGTTCGCGTAGGTCACGCCAGTACTCAAAGTACTTCTCTGATCCCACACGGAAGATATTGTTCTCTACCAGATCTGACTCTGATCCGCAGTCACAATGTTCGTTAAATGTTTTCATTATGTGTTATCCACCAATACCATTGTGAAGTCAGCAGATACGGTTGCATTTGAAGAACCCTGCACCCTCAAATCAAGGTCGGTCTTTTCTGTAAGTTTTATGGGAACTGGGAACTCCAGCGTTTGACTTGATTGGTTTAGAGATACTGTTGTCTGAACACGAAATGCGCCGCCAAAAGGTCTCTGGAAAAGGAATAGGTCTGTTGATTGGTTCTTACTTGCAGATGCGGCCATGGCCATTAGATATGCAGTCTTACCAGCAGGAACAGTATATAAACACTGTAGCGTCTGTCCATAACCAGCACCAATCTCTGTGACTACCGTTGCGCCTCTTTTGACTTGAATCTTACCAACATTGGTTGTAGTGTTCATAAATGCACGATTGACTCGTGCGAAGTTTACAACACCAGCCGCAGTCGGTGTCGCACCTGTAAGTGTGAAAGTCTCTTCTGCAAAGTTGTAATCAGAATCCAATCCTTGAACAGTCATGCTCGTAACATCTGAACCAGAGGATGATACAACCGTTACTGTTCCAGCAGAATATGTCCAGTCGTAGAGTGCCGTTGCAGTTGTGTCTGCCGCAGTCCACACTGTTGACATTGTTGAAAGAGCTGTTCCATACACAGCACCAAACTTGTGAACACCAGAGTATCCCTCAAGATTACCCGCAGAAATAATCACATTCGATGCCGCACCAAATGTATTGATGAGATTTCCATCTTGGTCAGCAAGCATGACAACTTCATGCAAGTCTTGATTGCTTGGATTGTAATGGGAACCTCGTGTTACAGAATACTGTGCCATCTTATCGTCCTAACCTCTTTAGTAGGGCTTTGACAGATCGAAGATCCTTGGAGACCACCTTCTGAAACTTCTCTTTGTCAGCGGGTCGTTTCAGGGTGTTGAACATATTGGTCAGTTTCTTGGCATCCGCTTGAGACAGTTTACCTTTCTTACCATCCTTGAACTCAATATCAGATCCTTTTTCTAGATCCGCTGCTTTTCGTATTTGCATAACAACATTCTTATCAGCCGCCTTACGGTCATCATCAGTCGCGTCATTATCTACATCGGCAGGGTCAATCTTTCTTTCTTTGATTTCTGGTTTCTCGTGGGTGTAACCCATCTTGTCCATACGAACATGGTCAGCATACTTATTTGCCTTGTAACCTTTGCCCGTCTTAGGATCATACATCATATGTGGTTTGAAGTCATCCTCAGATGCACATTCGTCAACAGATTCAACTTGGGTATCAATATAGTCTGCCATACCATCAAGTTTATCAACCGCAACAGCAACTTTATTTGTCCACCAAGTTGGTAACGAGTCTTGATCGCCCAATTTACCAAGTTCAGTATTCATCTTTTGAAGTGCAGACATAGCAGTCTTGACTTTATTCTTCATAGACTCTACATCATTATGACCGTCTTCTTTCATTGCTTTTGGTTTCTCACCCCTCTCTTTCTTAGAGATTGCAATCGCAGCCTGTTGAGCAGGAGAGACTGCTTCTTGGACTTCTTCCATGTAGTCCTTTGCTTTTAACTTGACGCCCTTTGCAGCGAGTTCCCTTGCAGCAATCTGAGATACAAACTTGACCTTCGCACGAGCAACCTTCTCAAGCATCTTTGCGTCCATGCTTGCGATCATTTTCTTCAACTTCTTATAGGTAGGTGAAGCAACATTGATCTTTTCTAGGTTTTGATATGCCTTCTTGAGTTGTGCCAGTTGAGCATCCGAGAACTCAGTGATCTCTTCTACAGACTCCTGCATCAAACGACCATTCTTGAACATACCATGTTTCTGTAGGATCTGCAACACACCATCACGAGGATCAGTGTCCATACCGCCGATAAACTTCTTCATCGCCGTAAACGCCTTGTTCTGTACCATGGTAGATGAGTTCCTACCAATCTCACGTACATATGCAGCAACCTTCTGGAAAGATTCTTTATCAATACCGCCAGACTTCTTGGCGTAATCTTCCAGAGCTTTGGCTGTCTTCATGAAGTCAATCGCTTCACTGATTTCTGATAGTCTTTTCATTCTGAGTCCTAAGTGATGTATGCGTTTAGTTCGTATCGTTTATTATCAAGGTTTGTAACCTGTACGGCAAGCATCTTGCGTTTCTCACCATCCAACTTGAGAGTAAAACTATTGGTCTTACCATTGGACGGTTTCTTAGGCCCCATTGCCACCTTACTATCAATATCGTCCTTGTCTACCTCAAACCCTTTCTTCTTTGCGAATGCGTATGCGGCACTCATTGCACCCGAATAGGTCTTATGGTACAGAGGGTAATCGTTCTTTCCCTCTTTAAGTTCTGTGACTATGTCCCAGTATGATTTCATGCCAGATCCTTATCGTGGTTCAGACCACCTTTTTTCTTCTTGACTATGAAGGCATTGACACGGGCATAACCCCACTGTTGAGGAGTAGTGCCTGGCCTATGACCAGTCTTCCACGCGGCAACACCACGGTTGTAAACTTTCTTGAGAGTCCCATAAGAGATACCAGATTTCTCTGCTTTCTTTTTCAGGGCATCATCCGCTTCGTATAGATTCATTTGGTTTCTCTATTCTTTGCCTTTGCTCGGGCCAGTCGCGCACGATCTAGAATACGATCATGCTTCGCCTTGTCTTGTTCTTTCTCACGAGCGATTGCATCTCGTGCTTGTTGGACAGCATCCTCACCAAATGCCTTGTCTCTCCAGTCAAGGTGCTTAGGTAGGGCACCCTTATCCAAGAGTTTGAAGAACAGATTCTGAGTCTGTTTCGCGGGGACACCATATTGACGAGCAATCTTGACCAACAATGCTTGACCCTGTTTAGGATTCTTACGTCTTGCATCTAGATACTTACGGATCACTTTCTTGTAGAGGTCACCATTAACTAGTTTGTCTAGTATATCACCAAATACAGGGTTTGTAAAGTCAATAAACTTTCTTTCTTCTAGAGGAGTATCTTTCTTGTACTTCTTGACTAACTTATCAGTACCCTCATCTCCAGCACCATTCTCTTCGGTGGTGATGGTCTTAGAAGTAGTCTTGAAATCTTTCTTACGCATGATAGTCTTGTTGACTACCTCGAACTCATCCTTGTTGCGGTCATACTTGATAACAACAGGTAAGTTCAAATCCATCTGTAAGTCTTTAATGACTGCTTCACTATCAGGATTCTGTCTAATGTTCTTTGCTTTGTTCTTCGCAATCTTCTTAAACACACGTTGCAATTCTGCAACTGTGATAGCAGGTTTGTTGCGTTTGTCATTCATACGGTCAGCGAAGTGACGTGTGAACTCAACATCGACATCGAACTTCTTGAGTAGTCTATCAGCAAACTTCTCAAGGTCATTGAGTTGTTTCTGAGATACTTCCTCATACATGTCTTTGAATGCTTTGGTGTACTTTGAAGGTTTGGTTTTAGCGGTCTTATCGCCAGGAGCAGGTTTGTACGCAGACGGATCATCATCCGCCTTCTTGCCATGCTTCTTGAAGTGTGCGTCACGTTTCGCCTTAGTAGACTTCTTGAGTCCCTTGTGATAACGTGCGGGTTGAGTCCCTTCTCTGTCCTTGATGTCAGGATCTTGTTTCTCTGCAACTCGTTTTGCGGTTGCAGTCGCGATGGCCATCTTCTTGTCCATCGGCATGTCGGGGTTCTCGCGTTCCATTGCCTTCGCAATCTCTTCGCGTTTCTTGATCTCAGCGGGGGTCAACTTCTTCTCGACCAGTTCTACCGCATCCAACCACTTACGCATCTTACGGTCACCGGACTCTACGATAACGTAGTTTGCGCCCAGATGAGATACGACACCGACCTCTTCGCTTTCTTTGATAACAACAGTATCACCCAACTCAAAGAGTTCACCCTTGACAAACTGTTCTCTTGTTTCGGAAACAGTAGGCATCTCAATGTGACGCTTGAATGAGGTCTCTTCCTTGAGACCCATACCCTTACGCACATCATTGAACAACCTACGAGTGTCCTTGTCGGACATACCTTTGGGAACACCCTGAGTAAATGATTGGTAATCGTTCTCTTTGGCATTGGCACGTTGCTTGGACGCAGACATACCTTCGACACCTTCTGCATCGGGATCTCTGCGACCCGCAGACACGATATTGATGGACTCAAAGTTATAGAACCCGTGGCGTGCTTTCTTACCGTTGTATTTGTTCAGTAGGACTTCAAACTCACGTAGACGGTCTTCTCCGACTACCATGGTGATTCGTTTGTATCCTTGATCGTATAACTTGGCAGCAATGTCAAATACATTCTTGACACCCTTGTCCACCATGATGTTACGACCATACTTGGGGAACATCTTGCGTAGGTGTTTGACCTTGTCGGAGTAGGATAGAGGATCTTTGGGGCCAACAGACTGAGACACATAGACCTTCCAGTCAGCGCCACCAGCCTTCTTTGCGATAGTCTCTAATACTTTCCCATGACCGATAGTAGGCGGATTCATTCTACCAAAGGTAAAATAAACCTCTTTAGCCTCTTCGACCAGATAGGATTTGAAATTCTTAATCACTCTTTTGACCACCTCGTTTCTTTTCAAGTTCACCCTTACGAACTTGAGGAAGCAACTTCCGTGCAAGTTTGTCGATCTTGGGTTTCATCTTATCTAGACGTTTCTCAATGTCCTGTCTACGGGACAGAGACAATTCGTCCTTGGGGGTGTCTTTGGTAATCTTCTTGAGGAACTGCATACGTGCTTGTTTCTGTGCACGCTTCTTCAGAGTGTCTACGTTGGCAACTTTACGGGCAGCACGTTTGCGTCCCATTGCAATCTTTGCTTTGTTCTTTTTGAGAGAGCGAGACAACTTCATACGTTGTTGTACGTTGAGTGCCTCATTCGGGGGATTCGTTGATGAATACTCAGCATCAGTTCCCGCACCGCTATCTCGCTTGCGCTTCTTTGCGTTGTACGCTTGTTGCGGATCGCCCGTCTGGGTGTAATCCACGTTCAGGAATGTCTTTAGGCTCATTGGTTTAGCCATGTTTACCTCTTTGGTTTATCCCATCCCTTCAGTATATCTGGACTGAAGTTATTATACGAAAATTCTAGACGGTCAACCAACTTGACCGCATCACCACCTAATTTGTCAATAGCAACAAATCCTTCTGCACCCGTTCTAACCTTATAACCTTTCTTAGTCTGAACAAAAGTGTCATATGAAGATATGCTATTAAGTTTATTTATAAGTTTTAACTTCGCAAGAACAATACTTTTTTGCAAATCAAACATTGCAACTAGATTCTTTTTGTTCTTCGGAGAGAAGAATTTCATGAGTGCATCCAGTTTGTCCTGCTGGGTCTTCTTACCCGCAGCGGTACTTCTCTTATCCATCTCTTTCTGAAACTTATCATTCAACCACTTGATTAAACCTGTTACGTGCGTATTAGTGTTAGAAATGACCATTTGTTGCCGCACAAAAGTGTTATTGTACTGTTCAATAAGTTGAGCAAGGTCTTGATTACGTTCTAACTCACGCAGTGTCGTACCGGAGATCTTATTGAAGATCTTACCCGCATCGGACAGATGCTTCGTCACTTCGGCAGTCTCTCTCTTATTCATTGTCGCACCGGACACATCACGCAACATGGCGTCTTGTGACCAGACGTTTGCGGAGTTCTTGAACTTGGATACGTCCACACCATAGGATGCTTTCAGTGACTCAAACGAACTGCCCGTGTAGGTGGTGTGCCATACGATACCGATCTTGGCCTTACGCAGTGCATCTGCCTGATCGTAGGGTACAGCATAGATAATCGTGTTAGGGTGGAAGGTCACATACTTCTGACCCTCAATAGTCTCGGTGCTGAGATCTGGTTTTGAGAACAAGAAGTCACCCTGAATTATACCCTTTATACCAAGTTCAGGCAAGTGTTTTAATGCGAGTTTCATCTTGTCTGCAAGGTCACCAGACATGTCACCATCGATCTCCGCCGCAGTCTTATAGACCTTGGGGTTCTTTGCGAACACACCCTTCTTGGCAACAAAGAACTCGCCATCGGTGGGATCTTGACCGCAGAAGATTGCGGGAGCACCATCCCACTTGGTAGATAGTTTAGAACTCGTCTGACCCGCCAACATGTCACGCAACTCGCGTAACGCATTGATGGCCTGTCGCGTACCACTCACACCACCATAGAGAACCTTGTCCTCAATGTGGGTCATGTGAGTGTTCTTCTGTTCTGTTATGAAATCGGTGAAGTTCATTTCTTGAATATCTTTTTGAAGTCTGCGGTTGCCATTGCTTGAAACTGTGGGTTTGCTGAGTAACTACCTTTATATCTTACTTCAATATCAAGGATAGGGGAACCATCGGAGTATATTGTTAGGAACACTTTAGCAGCACCTGCATTTTTCTCCCACGCACCCACCTTACCAGAAGTCTTTTTTACTTCGAGTTTACTATTATACAGGTCTTGAAGTGCGGTTACAATATTACTTAATTCTTGTGCGTCTGCTTTTTCAACTTCAACCTTACCGCGAACAAATCTACCGATACCTGTCAGTAGAGTGAATTGAAACTCTGCTGCGTTCAAGGTGTCATCCAGTTTTGTTCTGAATACAAGTTCAAGGAACTTTTCAACGAAGTCTTTATCATGAG